CTTGCCTTTTTTAGGCGTCATCACGACCTGCCCAGGTCCGAATTCGTTGCCGTCATCGGCAAGTTTGGCGCGAGGATACTTGCCGGACTGGTAATTGTTCCAATCCCAGCGAAGGAACGACAGCGTAAACACCGTTTCGAGCTGACGATAACTGATATCGCTGGCTCCATTGGGCTTGTACTTGTAAGTCGTTACAGTCCGGTTCAAATATACCGTTCCGTCATCACCGACAAACAAGGCCGCAACACCCGCCTCCAAAAGCGCATTCCGGCTAGTCAAGCCAAGTCTCTTTTCACGCTTCGGCGCAACAACACCCTTGACCGCGACATTCGTCAGCGGCAACGCAGGGTCGTTAAGCGCAGACGCCGCGCACACCCCCATGACAGCCGAAGCGATATCGCACGGAGCCGTCGGAGAGTCCGGAAGGCCCGGCAAACAAATCACCTGAGAGTTTCGAGCATTGCCAGCCGTAATCATAGCAGTCATACTGCCACCAACGCAGTAGAACAACACTCCCGTCTGCTGCATCATCGCCGTCCATCTTTCATCAAGTTTTTCCTTGATGTAGTTCACATTCCCGGTCAAGGTATTGTCGCCCTTACCGATAGCGATTGCGTTAAACCAACTTCCTTCGATCAGATTCCCGACATTCGCGGCAGTGAATTCGGTATCACCAGAACCACCAGAGAGATACACCGTATCAGTATCGGCGAATTCAGAAATCACGACTCCGGCAGGCGTATTTTCGTCTTCGTTGAAATTCAGGAACACCCCAATGTCGTTGCCAGCTTCACCGCGGTTTTTAGCCTTAAGGGTGACAACATTGGAAGATACCGAGGCCGTCACGGGAAGATCCACAAGAGAATCAATTTTGGCCTTGATATTAGCCGCAATCGCAGCTGCCCCATCGGTATCGACAACGGTTACAGTCACCGCCTGCCCCGCAATATTAAGACGAATCGGCGAGCTTTCAGTCGCGGTGCCGGTAATCGTAAGCGTAGCAGTCGCTTTTCCGGCATCTTCAGATTGTCCCGATTCGACAGGAGCATCCGCAAGAGCGATACAGTACAGCTCCATGTACGGGGCATTCTTACGGAACGCCTTCGCCATCAGCGAAATTTGGGAACCGAAGCCAAACATAGAATCAGCCTGGTCGTCATCCATAATGCGCACGAGTTTACCGGTGTTATCCGTCTTCGGTCGCCACTTCTTTTCAGCATCCGGAGTCGAACCTCCAACAGCGCCGACAGCCTGACCAATCAACAGGTTTTTCCACGGCATCGGGCCGGGTTTCGAAGCCCGGTCGTTATTGATTTCCACGGCAAAAATCGGAACAAGATTATTTGCCGGAATCTCATTAAACGGAATAGTAGACATTACCGTTTCTCCTTGTTGTTAATTTTCGCGGTATTCGGTTCTTGCTGTTCTTTTTCGACAAGCGCGCCTTCGATCATACAGCGTTCCACGAAGGAGTCAACCACGACCAGTTCTCCATCCTGGAAAATGTTGCGCCCACGAGCCGGCAAACGCACCGTGACTCCATCGGCAGGTTTAAGAAAAAGTTTCTTAGGCATTTATTGGCCTCACATTAGTCGTAAAATCCTGTTTAATCTCATCGCTATTTCCAACGCGAATAGATGTCTTAGCTCTCAAGAAATCGTTAACAGGGCCGCCAACCGGCAAAGGAACTCCGAACATCGTTTCAAACGTAATTCGCTGCAGTCCCCGGTTCATTTCTCCATATTCGGACATATTGTTTTCGATTCCCGAAACGACAAAACGTTTTGTCAATCCATCGAAAAAACCTCCGGCAGGCATCGGCGGCTGCAAAGCTGCAATTACGGCAACCGTCGTATCATCAAGAATATCGTTGATAGATTCCGATACGTTTTGACAAATCACGTCTACAACGACATTCATCGTTACGATATATTCCTTCGGACTGCTTCGTTTATCGTCCAAATTAACCGAATCAGTATAGACGACTGCAAGCAATCCTTCTTCGGGCCACACCGATTCACGACGGGCCTCGAAAACGTTCTGTCCAATGCCTTCGATATCGGCATCTTTAAGCGCTTTCACAACCGCATGGCGCAAATCCTTTATAGCGGATAAAGTTCTCACTTGCATTCCTTCAGATAATAAACGACAATCCCATCCTTCGGAAATTCAAAATCCTTCGCAACAAGCCTGCGAGCAGCATGCAATTCATTGGCAACCAAAACAAATACATCGCCCTTCTTGGGCGCACCACCCGGTAAATCGGAGGCAGAAACAAAGAGGCGGGGATTGTGCGAAATGGCATCGATATTTCCGCCCAATTCCTCACCATTGAGAGGCAATTCGTCGTAGAGTCCATTCATCGCATAGGTAGACTGGTCACGAACAAGCGTGACCGCCTCGCCAAAGTCATCCGTATTCAGGAAAACTTCATGCAAGTCATCTACCATTTGCGATTTGAAGGACATTAGACCACCTTGCGGGAGATGATGCCGCCACCAACCTGCGGGACAAACAACGGGCAGGATTCTTCTTCGAGAATCTTGGACTTGCCGTCCTTGATCCAGGTATAGGCGTAGGACTGACACACGTTCAGCGAATCATCGGTACCGTCAGCGATAGCACCGTAATGCATCTTGAAGCCAGCGCCGGCACCGATAATCGAGATCTTGTCCTTCGGATACATCTCGACATCCTTCTTCTCCGATTCGGAGTAGAAGAAATCGTCATAAGTGACGATATCCATGCCGAGAACGTGGGCCATGCGGGTCACGTAATCGGTATCCATCTCACCCGGTTCGATTTCGCCGAAGTTCATGCGACGATTGTCCATGTATTCCTTGACAGCCTTGTTCTGAATGAACGCTTCATAAGCGTCGGAACCCATGACGCAGAGGAATCCGCGACCGCCACCAGCCTTTGCCAGAAGACGCTTCTGCGCAAGAAGGTAGGTAATCGGGTTGGAATTTTCCGCATCAAACTTGTCGCCAGCAGCAGCCGCAGTCAAATTGGCTGCAGGGATATTCAAATTGATGGTGCGCTTGCCGCCATCATAGATGACTTCGACCTTGCCGGTAGTCATGGCTTCGATGATTTGCTGTTCCTCACGACGTTCGATGGACTGACGAAGTTCGAGAGTATCCTTCATCAGCTTCTGGAACTGAATCTTTTCCGGAGTCGCACCACCGTTGTCGTAGGTAAATACCTGTTCGGCATTGGCGGCAGCCTCGACGTCACGGCGAGTCAGATTGCGTTTCGGATGCAGTGTAGGTACAGTTACGACCAGGCGTTCGTAACCATCGCGACCCATCACCTTGCCGTCTTCGTCATCGTCAGAGACATACGGCGCGATGAGGCGGGTCTGCTTTTCCTGCTGGAGAATAAGGTTCTTGGTTTTATGCAGGTCTGGCGCACACATCTTGCGGAAGAACTGCGAGGGTTTGAAGCTTTCGCCAAGGAGCTTCGTCAGTTCGTGGCGATCTTCGAGAGTAATTGCTTCAGGCATGATTTATACTCCTTTTGTTGTTAGTCCTTGACAGCGCACATAGCCTTGAAGAAAAGGCAACGTGCAGCAAGCTTGTCCTTGATAGTCTTAGCATCAAGGCTGTCATCGATGATTGCCGCACTGTCGGCAAAGCATCCGGTGCGTGCCATTTCAGCAGAACCAGCCGCATCGGCGGCGGTCTTGACATCGTTGAGAAGATAACCGACAGGTTCTTCAGAATTGTCAGCAATCGGGAAGAAACCGCCTTCGACGGCGTCAGCACCTTTGACATCTTCGGACTTAGTGCCGATGGTGAGGGTCGCAGTCGTTTCGAGCGTGATGGTGGTGGAATCGGTACCAACAGCCTTGGCTTCGATAACCAACTTGCCGTTCGTAGTGTCGGCAGTCACGGTGAACTTCGTGTCGGCGGCTGCAGCGGTCACGACCTTGCCAAGCACGGCAGCGACAGTCGTGTCGGTAGAACTGATGTTCGCGACATAACTCGAAGAGCCGATCGCGAGAGTCACAGTCTTGTCGTCAGCGGCCGTGTAAGCACTCAAGGCAAAGGAATACTTAGCCTTGGCGCCATCACTTTCGATATGCTCGACAAGGATAGTCCCGCGCTTAAGATTCTGGTTTTTCCCGATTTGTACAGTTTCGCGCTGGATCGGGAATTCACCAGCGATATCATTGTCGAATTTGAGTTCAGACATGTCTTACCCCTTTTTGAAAAATTCGTTACTTACTTCAGCAGCCCATTCGGAATGCTTCTTGGTTTCGTCGGAAGCGGACGCAGAGCCACCCTGAACAGAGTTCTGCGCAGCGTTACTCTTTTCAAGCGCATCAATCGCACGCTCTCTTTCGCTCGCTTCGGAAGGTCTTTTCTTGGCTTCGTCAAGTTCGGCACGCACCTTCACAAGGTCTTCAGCCTGGGTCTTGATTTTTTCCTTTGCCTTAGCAAGAGCAAAAGTCGTCGCCTCGGCAACAGTCTTGTCGCCATCGACGAATCCGGCTTTTTCTTCGCCGGTAATATCGAGACCAGCAAAGACATCTTCGATGGAAGCAACGCGAGCCTTGTAATCGGCGACAGCCTGGGCCTTCACGGCTTCCTCATCAACAGCTTCGGGTTTTGCTGCACCCTCGGCTCCTTTAACGTTAGTTGCCATGACGGCACCTCCATTACTGATCCCTTGGCGTTTCATTTCTTCACAGACGTCATCAAGGGACATAACGCCGTCCGCAAGGTTAGCGGCGACAGCCTTGTCACCGATAAACACGCCTCCCTGGCCGTAGTTCTGCTTAACATCTTCCGCCATAGTGCCACGATTACGTGCCACCGCATCAATGAATACTTCGGCAAGGGAGTTCAATTCTTCCTTAATCAACTGCAAGCCCTTCGGGTCATCCGGAGAGGGATCCTTGTTCGGGCTCAGGTCAGAAACGACGACAGTCGTCTCGACAATGGACTTGCTGAAATTCGTAAATGCGCAAAGCACACCGATAGACCCGAGCGTTCCATTGCTTGCGGTATAGACCTTTTCACAGCTGGAACCAAGCCAGTAGGCTGCAGAGCACATCATTCCGCCAGTGCGAGCAACGATGCCGTAAGGTTTGCTGCCGCGAGCGTTGAAAATCTTGTCGGCCAAGTCGGCACAGCCGTTCACTTCGCCACCAGGACTGTTGATGTCGAAAACGATTCCCTTCACCGATTCGTCGGCAAGGCATTCATCGAAGGCGGCCTCGATGCTATTGTAGGTATCTTCGTCGTAAAAATACGAAAGCCAGTTGCTGCGATAAGAAAGCGCACCATCAACATGGATGATTGCAATTCCATCTTCGCGACGAGTGATATTATTCACCACATCAAGTTCACCATCAGACTTCGTTGCCCCTTTCCAATGACCTTCATCATCAAACACCTTCAGAGTGTTAGATGCAACAACATCAGCATCTTCCTTGCGGATAGCCAAACGGGCACTCAAGATTCTATTCAACATTCCTTTTTTCATTATCAAACCTACTGCAAAGCCGATTCCTCGGGATTATCGCTTGTCACGCTGAAATTTTCAGTCTTGGATACAGAACCAGGTTCGCCAAGACCGAGTTCCTTGCGCAGGGCGTATTCCGAAGCATGGGCTTCAGCAACAGTCCTGTAGTCACCACCATTAATCTTGGCGCACGCCATATCGCGAGAAATAAGCTGCTCGTCAATCTGCATCTTGATGGCTTCCGTCTCCTTCTTCGGGTCAAGCAGGAACGGAGCGTCACCAATCCAAAGGCACTGGCTCCACAGTTTACGCTTTATCGGATTTTCGAAAAAGCCCGGTGCATCGACTATTCCCAGGATAACCGCATTTGCAAGCCACTTTTCGTAAATCGGCTTGCAAAAATCAGCGACAAAGTTCATGCACATCTTATTGAAAGTCTTTTGGCTTTCAAGGAGCGCCGCACGCACGGCGTTATAGCTGCTGTTGAACTTCCGGAGCACGACTTCATAGCTCACGCCACATGCGGCAGCAGCTTCGGCAAAAATGCTTTCGACAAACGGCTGGTAATTGACATTCGGACGTTGCGGGTTCAGGCTGCTAATTTTTTGACCCTGAGCAAGTGACCAAACGGCCCCAGGCTTCATTTCAAGAGCAGGCTGCGCTCCGTCAGGAATAACATTGCCATAACTATCGGTCCTTTCGACTCGTTCATCTTCAGGGACATTGCCGTACAGATTTTCTGCCTCGTCCGGAACATTGTTTTCGAGCACGGCCGTAAAGCAGGCGCTGATGACAGCTGCCATGAGTTCCGCGTCCTGATAACGTTCCTGCTGCTTGAGCTGACAGATAATCGGCGCAAGCAGCGGAACACCGCGACGCTGGTCTGTACGGTCGGAAGTAAAAACGTGGATTACGTTCGGATTGCCAAACGCATCGAACGCAGGAACACGAACGGAATCCACAAAATTCGTATAATCGTCAAAACTCCAGACAGGCTTCTGGGTAAAATGGTAAGCCACCGGCGCATGATTCCGGTCAATCTCGATACCTTCGGCGATGGCATCGCAGTTCATTTGGCCAATCGGATTTTGACAGCGTTCACCTTCCAGCAGCTTGATATTCATGCCGAAAGATTCAAAGCTCTTGTCGAAACAAGACAAGGAAAAGCAGTCTCCACCCAGGAGCGAAGTCTTGAGCGCAAGGTCCTGCAACTGCATGAAATTGTTAGTCTTTTCGGCATCGCACTTTTTATCGGTCGCCCAAAGATTGAACAGCACCTTGGTCTTATCGGCCCAATCTTCAGCATCTTTGCTAGTGAGCCCGAGCATTTCGGGCCGCATCAAAACCGGACGGGCCTTGATTCCGGTTCCCACGACATTCGTGTCGAAACTCGAAATCATTGCACGGCTGAACGTGTTGTTCTGGAAAAGTTGGCGACTACGGCGACGCAAGATGTCGAGGTCTGCGGCAATATCGCGGTCTGCAGAACCGTTCGGAGCGTAGAACGCCCTTAGGGCCTCCGTAATCACGGACGCACCCTTCCAGGCATTGCCAGATACTCCAATAATTCGCGACACCTACACCTCAATGCGGAATGCTTGCAACACAGAAATGCTTGCCGCGTCGTTTTCCCTGCGCGGTAGCCAAGCGACCAAGCCACAAATCCAATTGTTCTTGGCAATCTTTAACACGGGCCCTGCTCAAAGAACGCCCGCCAATAGAATAGCTTTCGGCCTCCAACGCTTTAGCAAGCGCCGCTTCGGAAGCGGCGACCATTCTTTGACAAAGTTCCACGGAATAAAGCCCAGCCATAGCAACAAAATAGGCTAAATGCAACCTTGAAAAACGATTTCGGTTACATCTTTTTTTAGAACGTTTGTCGCTTGCTTAAGCCTTAACCGCTTAACTTTTTACTTGTTTTTGCGATAAAAAAAGTTTATATTATGGGCATGGGAACACAGAAAAACAAATCCATTTTAAAAGAGGCCCTTTTTGTCGAATGGGTGTTTTTCTGCGTTTACTGGGGAGCATTTGCAATCATTTGGCATTTCGCCATTTATCTAGAAACAGATTTTCCGGAAAGATCAATTCTTTACGAATCGAACTGGCTTGTCCCTATTTCGTCAATATACATGTATCTTATGGGGGCGTACATTGTACTTGTCAACAAGGGGAAAGATGATATTCCACTCATTTCTCTGTTTTCAAGGCTTTTGAATAAGCTGCGTAAAACGCACCCGCAATATTAGACTTGAATATTTTCATTACAAGCTTTTGCCATCCCCATCTTTTCGGAACAAAAATCTTTGGATGCAAGACGTACATCCATTCCAGTTTTTCATATTGTTTTTCCGACTTATTATATTTTGCCCCCTCAACATGAAGGGCGATATACCTAACACCGTCAGCACATTCCATTTCAAACGGATGATACTTGTTACTTTTTCTAGGTTTCGGCAAGTTTTCAGTGTACACGCCACCATTCCGATGTCTAGTTCTTTTATTTCGTCGGGCATCTTCCAACAACGCGGACACATAATAACCTTTTTTGACTCCGCCCTTGGCATCCAATCCTTTTTCCGTCACACCTTCTTGCGGGATAGCAACGCCTTTTCCCGGCTTTGCAACTTTATCTCCGCCGTATTCTTGACGAACCATAAAAAGTTTATCCAGATATACCGAAGCCCACTGTTTATTTTTATCAGCCTTGTCAACGCGAATTAAATTCGGTAGCCCCTTTGACCTTACGGTAAACCTTTTCGGATAATCCTCAATCAAAGCCTTTCTAGCCTTGAATGCGACCGTATTCGTAGCTTCTTTCATCGCATAAGGCAACTGTTCCTTATGAAGGACTTTCACGCTTTTAAGCAATTTGTCTACGTTGCAAGTCACATGGAAATTCATCATAATTTCGCTCCTTGGCTTAATACCCTCGCACCATGAGGAATAATTTTTTTGGCGGGATTTTTAGTGTAGCTTCGTCCGGAATCGGCAAGCTTGTCAACGTCAACTCCGACCAGGTTAAGCGCCGCCCTAGCGTACACACGGCAGTCGAGCGCTTCGTTGCGGTCCTTAATTTTTTCATAGTGATACGTCAAAAAGCCGCGACTCATGTGCGTCTTTTTCACTTCGGATTCCGCAAGTTGTTCGAAATGCTCTTTGTTATAGATTTCCTTATCCGGGAAATGGCAGTAACCTGGCCCAGGCTTGTCGAAAGTCAGCACGTTGAAGAACCAGTCCTTTACCGTATCAGTTCCAACCGTAATAATTTTCGCATTTTCTGCGCTCGATTTCTTAGTGGATCCTGGGCGGCTAATGACCGGCTTATTCGGGTCACGAGCGCCCATTCCCGCGTAAATACGACGCCATTCTCTTTTCGCGCAATATTTGTACACCATCGTCGTTTTATGGCCGCCGGAGTCCACCAAACCAGCCGCAACGTAGAGCGGAGTCCCGTCGGCCTTTCGATAGCTCGAATTAATCAAGATGTCGTCGAGCGTATCCCAAACTTCTTGACGGTTGGGTTCGCCAGGAATGATAAAGTAATCGATGCTCCAGCTTTCAAGACCACGGCCCCAGCCGACGATTTCGCATTCCAATCGATCATCCTGCGTATCGACACCCGCCGTCAAGATAACGGCACCGTCCGGCACCTCGCATCCGTAATTTTCGCGACGGAGCATCAATTCGGAGAAATCGTGACGCACCTGGTTTTCTTCATCCCACGCGCGGCCTTCGACATTATTGGTCCATACCTTCAGCTTTTGCGGATCGCCCTTGGCTTCCAAAAATTCCGTAACGGCCTCTTCCCACGAATACCAGCCAAGCGGACTATAAAACGCGCTCAAGTGGTAACTCGGGTAGGCTCCGTTCGGATTCGTCGGCACCCATTGGCCTTGTGCAAGCAGCTCCGTCTTTCGCCATTCCTGGTATTCGCCGCCGCAATGCGGGCATTTCATTCGCACGGTAAACGGCAAGTGGTTGCCATTTTCGTCGCGATCCCACACCATGTTCTTGAATTCCCACACATGCAATTCGCCGCAGTGCGGGCATGGCACGTTGTAGTAACGCTGATCACCAAGTTCGAATTTCTTGGTGATTCGGCATTTGCCTTTGATGGTCGGGGTCGAAGTCCAAAAGCGCTTTCGACGCGGAAAGTTGGTCGTTCTTCGCTTCACCAGGTCGCAGGGGTCGCCTTCGCCGTTGCAGTCAAGCGGCCAACCCGAAATTTCGTCACACAACACCACTTGCAGAGGCTTCGAACGGAGCTGCGACGCGGAGCCGCCCGAACCCAAGAAGAAGATTCCGCCCGGGTATTCCTTGCAGCCGGCAGTGTCGTTGGTGAAATACTTGTCCATTTTCATGGCGGCAAACGTCGGCGCAAGCCTTTGGCGCTCGAAATCGGCCGCGGCATCGTCCGTCGTCTGGTACAGGCCGATCGGACACGGGCTTTGCAGCATGTAGTAGAGCGCCGCGTTGATCATGCACTCCGTGCCGCCAATCTGCGAGCCCTTCATGAACGCGACATCGCTGCAAGGGCTTTGCGGACTCAGCATGTCCATAATTTCGACCAGGTAAGGGGTCCTGTCATTGGTCCACTTACCTTTCGACGCCGAAGCTTCACCCGCCAGCAAACGGTTTTCCGCCGCCCACTGGCTAATCGTCTGATCCTTTGGAGGGGTCAGGCCATGGATCAAGCCATCAAGGCAAAAATCTACGTTGCCAGTAAACGGCAGCGTATTTTCGGATTTCCGAGCAACAGCGGTCGGCTCTGTCAGCACCCCAGACATCAATCGAAGAAATTCTCCGCAGTGCGTTCGCTCAGGTCCTTGAGCACGTTAATCGATTCCTTTCGAATAATCTCGCCAATTTCATGGTTCGAATCCTTCATGGCGACACGCAGTTTTTCGGCCTCGATATTCGCGGCTGCAAGCTGTTCCTGCAGCATTCCGCAAATCTTTGGAGCAAGCTGGACGTACATGTTCATGACCTTTTCCTGGATCATGGCACCCATCTGGAACGCCTTCAGGAACAGGGTCTGTTTATCGACTAGGCGACCCTCCAGCTCGTCGGCCTTGAGCTTCGCCAAACGCGCCATGTGGAATTCTTTTTCGGCTTTCGACACCTCCAGTTCCTGCCGCTCATGAACGACGGATCCGAAATCGATTCCCTGAACCGGAGCGGACACAGGGCGCGGGGCCTGCGGGTTTTCGTTTCCGATAATGTGAGCGGTCGCCTGGGCGTCGATATTGTCGTAACCGGCCGCCATCTGCCCGCGAGTCGGCGTCGTGACCTTGCTGCGATCCTTTTTGAGCGACCACTGCTGTGCAGAAACGACCCTGTGGTAGCATTTTTCGCCGCGCGAATTTCGAAAAGTATCGAGACGCCCCTTGGCGGTCGCCTTCGAAATCGCGGCACCAGACACGCCAATTTGCTCCGCGATCTTGGCCCCGGTCACCAATTCGTCGTCGCCGTAGGAATGTTGATGGCGTTGGTAGTCCATATTTTAACCTCTTAACCAATTTTAAGAGGAATGAACGGCACTAGGTTAATTTGGGTAACAAGAAAAAAAACGGACGGAAGGCTGGGCCCCGTTAACCCACCCGAAAATCCCAAAAATTTGGGTTCAAAATCGCGCGCGCCCCCCCATAGACCCCCCGGGGGGATGTAGCAACCCTTTTTGACGGGGGGCCTACCGGGCGGGGGTGGGGGCTCTGAACCGCTTAACTTTGAGTTTAACCGCTTAACTTGATACTATCAGCCCGCCCAAGAACTGGCGCAAGAACAGGCGAAAAAGCCTTTAAACAAGCGTTCTAGCGGTTGATTAACCTCTTAACTGACAAAATCGCCAACCTTAACCAAGTTAAAGGATTGTAGAGTGCCGCGCGAGAGATCCGAACGATGCCTTAACCCAAACCGCACGCAGGGGCCCCGCCCGGATATTTAACCAAAGTTAACCCCCAACGGCCGCGCCGCACGCCCCGCCGCCCGCGCCCCTCTCGCCACAGGCCTGTTCGCGGCACCATGCACGGCGCACACGGCCCGTTTTGCCCGCCCGCCTACCCGAAGCACCCGCCACAGAGAAACGCCCCGCGCGACGTCTGTAAGCCATCAATATGCCATGAGCCATGTCCGCTAACACAGGCAGCAGCTACGGGCGAATACCCGCATCATGCCTGCAAACGACACTCGTTTTCACCGGGAAAATCACAAAAACACTTTTTTGCTGACAAAAACAGACAAAAATGCAAAAAACAAGCCAAAAACGCCAATTTTTCAAAAAATTCTGTTCAAAAAAAATTTTTTCCTAAAACGCTATATATATTTATATATAATATATATAGAAGTATATATAAGAAAAATAGAGTATAAGATAATACTTTTCTCTTTTTGTTTCTTTTTCTCTTTTAGACACTCGTCGCAATCTCATCTGCATAACAAAAAAAGGCCCCGAACGGGACCTTATGTTTGAAAGAGGTTTCGCAGATCTAGGCAAAAGCCGTCTGTAACACCTTCCTCGCCACCGCCTGGTAAGGCATACCGAGTTCAGCGGCCTTTGCCTTCATCTTCTGGACAGTCTCGTCATCAAGACGCAACGAGACCATCCTCATGCGCGGGCGCACAGAAGACAGCGCGGCCTTCGCCTTTGCGGCAAGTTCAGCCATCCGTTCGTCATCGATGCCCACGGTTTCGTCAAGTTCGCGCTCGACGTCTTCCAATTCATCCTTTGTCAGATGGTCTTCGACCACGACATGCCCGGCCGCCAACAGACCAGCCTTGAGTTCATCCTTCGTCATGCTTCACCTCCGTGTGACCTTCTCACGGTGACCACCGTGTACATGTCCGATTCAACGATAAGAGTCCACGAAACTCCATCTACGACGCCGATCAGCTTGTACCGCCCATCGTTTGCCGTTTCGATACGGTACGCCGAGTTGAGGAATTTCCCGAGCATTTCAGGAGTAAAGCCTCTTTCCAGCATCCTATCGAGCGCATGTTCCGTGATATTCATAATCTTAATATACAAACATATTGCTCTAATGTCAATACATTTTATAGAAAAACAAAAAAGGCCCCGAATCAGGAACCTTTAGCGAGAAACGGGCCCTTTGGCGGCGTCATGCGCCCGGATAAACCAATAGGCCCACACAGGCACCCCCTTGACCTTCGAATCGGGATTGCGGGCGCAGTCGATCATCCATTGGACATAGTCCTGGTACAAGATGGATATGTCACCACGTTCGCCGTGCCGGAGCGACGGCAGACCATCACGTAACCAGGCATAAACGGTCTTTGGCGCAACGCCTTCTTTGGCGGCAAGTTCCTTGGGGCTATACTTGCCCAGGTCCGGCTTGGCGAGCCGCGCCTGCGCAGGGTCCGCTACGATGCAGTAGAGCGGCCTATCGACCATTGGTATCGTCCGCGACCGACTTCGAAACCAGGTGGACATTGCTCGAAAGCTTCTCCCTGAAAACCTCGCGCATGGAATTCATCGAGGCAAGCGTCGTGTTGAGCACACCCACGGCATCTCCGGTCTTTTCGAGGTCCTTGGAAGCCGTATTCACGCAGACGGTGAGCCAGTCCATGAAGTTTTCGACAGCAAGTCTTTTGCCCTTGCAGATGGCAAGTTCGATCTCCGCAAAGTGTTCGCGGGCAATTGCCATCCCCTTGTCGAGCGTTTCAGAATATTCCTTGTGATCCATGATTTTCTCCTGTGGTTAGATATCGCCAAGCTTGGCGACAAGTCGTTTGAGCGAAGCCGCCACGGCGGCATCCAGTTCCTCGTGCGTCGCGCTGATACTCGAAAGATACGGCTTGCCGAAAAGTTCCTCGACAGTCATTCCCATCTCCAGAAGCTTCACGCACACGTCGTAGGTGGGCGTCGTCTTCTTGGACGTCCACGAATAGACGGTGGAAGGCTTCAGGCCAAGCCTCGTGGCGAGTTCATCCTGGCTGATTCCAATACGCGCAATAAATTCTTTCACGTTCACCATGCGGAAAAATATAGTACAATTTTGGAATTAAATTACAAATTTTTATAAATTTTACGATTTTTTTTACAAATATTTAGATTTTTTATTCTATATTAATACAAAATTAGTAGGAAATGACGGGAGCACCATGAAGAACGCGGAAACACTCGGTTATATCTACGCCATCCTGGTCAAGCTGGCGAGCAAGGACCTCACCATCGAAGAAGCGATGACCCTCATCCGCAACCTGCTTTCGCTATAAAGAAAAGGCCCGGGAATTACCCGAGCCTTTTTGCACTTACTTTACCGAGTGCACCACACATCGGTACGTGCCTATTTCGCAAACCTGAAATAGGACGCCGGGTCGGTGTTGAACACCTCGGCGAGCTTCGCGGCCATCTTCCGGGAAACCGGGCGCACGTCCCGCTCGATCTCGGAGAGGTTCTGGACAGAGATTCCGAGCTTTCCGGCGAGTACCTTCTGGGTCCAGCCGCGCAGTCCGCGGTCGGCCTTGACAGTGTCCCCGGCGGTCATGGACGCCTTGATTTCCCTGTACCATTCGGACTCTTCGACCGGGATAGCGACGTCGTCATCGTCGTCATCGTCCGAGACCTCGACCTTGAGCGCCTTGTTGAAGGCGGACTCCAGGAACATGACGACGAACCTGGGCACTTTTCCTTCGATGCGGAAGGATGCTTCCTCAGTGCTTCGCGTACGGGGCTGATTCACGACTGCCAGCATAGTATACCTCGATTGTTAGGGTTCCGTTCTCGTTTTTCCAACACGCCACCCACTTGCGTGAAAGGTGGCAGTGGTAGTCGCCTTCTCCAAGTTTCGAGTAGTTCATGAAGGATGGCTGCACCGGTCCGGACTGTCTCAGGGCATCGATCAGCTGTGCGAGCCTGGCCTGTTCGAACTTAGGCATCTTCTTCGCGGACTTTTCAGCGGACTTCTTGAGGGTGACTTTGTACATGTCTATAATATAGCCTATTTTTGGCTACTAGTCAATAGACAGAGAAAACTTTTTTCAAAAAAAACGCCCGGGAACACCAGAGCCTTTTTGCGTTTAACCGCTACAGGTAGTCTTTTGTTTTTCTTGTTACGGCACCCTGCTACAGCACTCTGCTATGGCACCCTGCTATGGCACTCTGCTATGGCACTCTGCTATGGCACCCTGCTATGGCACCCTGCTATGGCACTCTGCTATGGCACTCTGCTTAAGCGATTTGCTATGGCGATTTGCTCGGGCGATTTGCTCGGGCGGTTTGCTCGGGCGGTTTGCTCGGGCGATTTGCTCGGGCGGTTTGCTCGGGCGATTTGCTCGGGCGGTTTGCTCGAGCGATTTGCTCGGGCGGTTTGCTATGGCGATTTGCCAAGGCGGTTTGCCATGGCGATTTGCCATGGCATTTTGCCATGGCTGTTGGCTATGGCCGTTGGTTCGGGCGATTTGCTCGGGCGATTTGCTCAGGCGGTTTGCTCGGGCGATTTGCCAAGGCGGTTTGCCATGGCGGTTTGCCAAGGCGATTTGCTATGGCGATTTGCTCGGGCGGTTTGCTATGGCCGTTTGCCATGGCGGTTTGCTACAGCAATTTGCTACGGCAATTTGCTACGGCAATTTGCTACGGCGATTCGCTATGGCGATTCGCTATGCCGATTCGCTATGGCGATTTGCTATGCCGATTCGCTATGCCGATTCGCTATGGCGATTCGCTATGCCGATTCGCTATGGCGATTTGCTATGCCGATTCGCTATGCCGATTCGCTACGATTACTTACAATCTTTTTTCTTGGATTCGATTTCTGAAAAAGCTTTTTTCATACCGGCAACAAAGTCCGGATGCTTAAGAAGCTCTTGCATTTCTGGTGAAAGACCTTCCACAGACGAAACTGACGAGTTTTCAATCAACTTAGATCCTAGTTCCTCGCCAAAAAGTTCCTGCGCGGTAATACCCACATCTATCAGCTTTGCCATTTTCTCATAGCTAGGAACAGCCTTTTTGGCAGCCCAAGTACCAATAAGACCCATTGACGCTCCAACAGCAGCCGCAGCATCTTTTTGCTTGAAATTCTTTCTATGAAGAAATTTATTGAAGTTAAAATCGGGTTCCACCACCCTAAAAATAAAAATTTCTCAATAAAATTTAATTTTTTTTTAAATACCTATTGACTTTCTCAATGATATTTTATACATTCTTTATGAAATTGAGAATTTCTCAATAATTTCTAGTTACAAAGAATGTACGAGAAAGTTAAAATGGCAAACAACAAAGTAATTGATACAACGGCAGTAGCCATCAGCACTAAAGCCGCCGATCTTGCCAAGGTCGAAAAGGAACGCCGATTCGAAGAAACTGGCGTAAAGATGACTATTGGAGCAATCGTTTCCGAGGCCGTCTTCAAAACATACGGTCAACAGGCGTAAACGGTAATCGATGAACTGGGCTAAAATAATGTACTCCGATTTTATCGATCATTTTTCCGGATTGGATGACAAGCAAATTGTCAAGGACGTCCGGAAGTCGATTGAAGACCTCGCCGAAGGCAATTCCCGCGGCAAGTCTTTCGGAGCCTTTATCGTTAAGTCTACCAAAGAAAGAATCGCGAAAGTCAGCAAAATAAACACCGAAAACGGTCGCAAAGGCGGACTTGCGCTCGCTGCCAAGTATCGCACCATGCAGGGTGCTATGTCCCACGCGCCGGACGCGGCTGCACAATCCGGCAGAACTTCAACTGACCCGCAAAACGAAAACAACCCGGCGTCGACAGCCCCGAGCGCAGGCGGATCCTGCGCAGACTTTAGAGACTCCGATAAGACCCAAGGGGATAGTAATACTGGTAGCACCGTGCCGGCGGTGTGCCCCGAATCCGGCAAACCTTTAGCTACCACACCCGTCACCACAACCCCGATAAGCACAGACGAGGATCGGCAGAGTCAGCGCACGGGGGCCGCTCCTGAGAGGGTTAAAAACGACAAGCCGGTAAGCCATTCCGGCAAGGCTCCCGTGCGTTCCTTTGGCGAATATGGCCTGGTGCACCTGACGGACACCCAGGCCGACAACTTGCGCACCTATTACGGCGAAGATTTCGACCGCGCCGTGGGCATCCTGGAAAACTACATGCTCGGGCTCCCGAGCAAGGCCGACGGCGACGACAAGGGAAATTCCAAGTGCTGGCGCGAGGAATACGCAGCCCGCAACCACTATTACGTGATGCGCAAGGACAGCTGGGTGGACAATGCGCTCAAACGCGCGAAGACCGAAGACGCCCGCCTCGAAAAGGCGACCAACACCCCGAAGAGCTTCAAGCAGGCCGACACGGACGCCCGCACCGAGTTTTTCAGCAAGTCGATTTTCGACAAGGAGGTCGTATGACGAAGGCCGTGACCGCCGCCGATCCGAACAAGAAGGCTTACGGCACCTGCAGGCACGTGATGCTCACCGACGCGGAGGGCCACCACCTGCGCGAAGTGTACGGTGCCGACTTGCAGCTCGCCATCGAGATTCTCGACGCCTACATCGAGAACGACGGCAAGGCCGCGAAGCGCTACAAGAACCACGCGGCAGTGCTCCGCAAGGGCAACTGGGTGTGGCGCGAGATCCGCAAGCAGAAGCTTGTCGAGAAGCGCCTCGAAAACGCGGGCCGACCGGCCGCCGCAAAGAGCTTCAGGCAGGCCGACGCAGACGCCCGCACCGAATTTTTCACAAAGTCGATTTTTGAGAAGGTAACACCATGACACTTGATTTTGACGGAAATGAAATGCACAAAAACTTTTCTTGCGACTTCTGCGGAAAAGTTGAAGACTACTTCAAAAAGACAGTGGTCGAAACATCAAGTTCGTCTAGCAGATTTTTCTGCAGAAGGTTTTACATCTGCGAAAAATGTTCTTGCCAGATGCTCGAAAAAGCCGCCAACCGTGATCCGATGAACAGTCGTTGCGACAAGGGATAACCATGCAAAATGTACAGGACAAAGTAAACAGTTTGGCAAAGCTTTTGCGAGTGCAGGTCATCGAGTACCTGGTGAAGGAAGACATCTTCAAGTTCCGTGGCGAACGCTTGAACGACGCCGACCTGATGATGACCGTCAAGTTCATCGACAAAATTCCGTGCTGCACGCGCAAGCTTCCGGAATTGTTCCGCGACGCCCACCGCTACCACGAAAACATCGGAATGATGCCGCACGCGGCAACCATCGCCGACCTTGAATTCTGCATGAAGCAGCGATACATCGGATTCCAGTGCGAACAGCGAATCGCGCATTCGTGGCTCCCGTACAAGGAAGACGAAGATTTGCGCAGGCTCCCCGCATTCAAGCAGCTCGCGCAAGTCTACGCACCGCTTATCCAGGCGGGCAAGAAGATACTCCCTCCGATCGACCGCAAGGCCGTCGTAAGCGAGGCGCAGGCAATCATCAATCAAGTTTCAAACGCTATTACCGCATAGGAGTTTTATGTCAACGAATGTATGCACTTTTGTCGGTCGCCTCGGCGACAATCCCGAAATCACTACCATGCCGAACGGCAAGGAACGCGTGCGATTTTCCATCGCCGTGGACCGCAATTACAAGCGCGAAGACGGCAGCCGCCCCACCGACTGGATTCCGGTCGTCATTTGGGGCTCCTCAAATTACGCCCGCAAGGTCCACCTGGGCAAGGGCGACAAGGTGTGCGTCACCGGCCGCTTCGAAATCAACAACTGGACCGACAACGACGGTATTCCGCGCACGACGGGAGCCCTGAACTGCACCGGCATCGAACTCACGGGCCACCGCACCACCGACAAGAACCAGGCCGCACAGGAAGGTGCCGCCGCCACCAATCCGGAATCTAACACCGCAGTCGACGAAGACTTGCCGTTCTAAGGAGGAAACATGGCTACCAAGTATTTCGTGGAATTCAAGAACGGCCAGGGCGAATATGAACCGCTCGGCATCATGACCCGCACCGACGCTATCTGCTGGGCGTGGGACCATGGCCACCCCGCGCTCCAGATGCAGCGCGTATCGCCCAAGCAAACCCGCAAGGTCAACGCCTAATCAAAAGATTTATGACGGACGTGAACAAAGTAATTAAACGGAATAACTTTTACTTGGCGCTCGAAATGCTGTGCGCCAAGGTCGGTAAGACCCGGGAGTACTTCTGGTACATCCGGCGGCGTAACCCCGACGCCACCATCAGCCAGATCAACGAATTTCGAAAAAAGATGACAAGGCTCCTAGCGTTCAACTACGACGTCCACCGCTGTCCGAATCCGATTTTTTGCGCTCGCCTGAAACCGGCGGACAACGCAAGCGCAGAACCGCTCCGCTACCCACCCGAATGGAAGGAAGAAAAATGTCTGTAACAAGGCTCAAAGGTCAAACAAACTTCGGCACCTACGTGGTCACAGTTCATGTTCCCGACGACTTGCGAATCGACCGCATCGAGATTAACGGCAAGCCGCACCCAAGCGTCACCGAAATCTGCAACACGATCGGCAAGGCGCACACCACGCTCGTCGCCGACAGCATCAAGGCTATCAAACTCACCATGGCAAAACACAACGAATACAGAGGTTACAAAATTGACTAACGAGATCATGATCGACATCGAAACCACCGGACAGAAGCCCGGCTGCAAGGTTCTCACGCTCGGCGCTTTCGGATTCGACAAGAACGGAAAGCAGGTCGAATTCTACGTCCGCTTCGACGACAAGAAGATGGGCGCAGACGGATTCACCGACGACCCCAACACGATGGCCTGGTGGCGCAAGCAGAGCAACGAGGCATACGCCGAAGCTTTCGGCGGCACGAAGGACCCGCGCGAGGGTATCGGCGAATTCAAGCAGTGGTTCTACGACAATTTTAACACCGGCAAGTTCAGCGGATTCCGCGTGTGGTGTTGCGGGCTCGACTTTGACTTCCCCATCCTCAATGAATTCATGCGCGTCTACGGTTTCGCGTTCCCGTGGAAGTTCTGGGACCAGTACGATTACCGTACAATCAAGAACGTGTTCCCTATCATAAAAAACGAAGAAGGCAATACCCTGAAGCACTCCGCGCTGGAAGACGCAAAGGCTCAGATGCGCGGGCTCCGGGCATTTTACAAGATGGTCGAAGGCAGGCTGTAGGAGATTCGAACGATGTATCGACCATGGTCAACCATCGAAGTCAAAATTCTGTCGCTCGGCCTACGGCTGCAACATCGTTCGATCCCGACGTGCAAGGTTTTTTGTTTCAGGCACGGAATCAAGTGGCCAACCGAAAAGACCATCAGAGAAAACGAAAACCTGATCAAGCGACTCGACGAAAAATATTCACCACAATCCAAAGGCATCGAAATGAAACCCCAAACTTCAGTTATCGCGATCAGCAAGATTCGCGAAAACCCCAACAACCCGCGCACCCGAATCGAGAGCGTCGAAGACCTTAAGGCCAGCATCAAGGCCAGCGGACTTTTGCAGCCGATCGCGGTCCGTGCGCTCGACTACTGCACCTACGAAGTCATCGCCGGTAGCCGTCGATTCCAGGCATGCAAGGAACTGGCATGAAAATCATCCCCTGCACGGTGTTTTACGACGTCGACGATGCGACCGCCTACGAACTCGCCACGGCAGAAAACATCGTGCGCGAGAACATGACCGCCGTCGACGAAGCGAACGCCGTCGCGAAGCTTTTCGCGCAAGGCAAAAGCCGTACCGAAATCGGGGCCATGTTCGGCAAATCCGCGCGTTGGGCCGAAGGCCGCCGGAAAATCGTCGAGCTCGGCGACAAGGCCATGGAATATCTGGCCGCCGGCAAGATTAACCTTGGTCACGCCGAAGTGCTCACCATGTGCAATCCTAACGACGTTGAGAAGTGGCTGGGGTTCGCCGTCTGGAATAGCCCCGAAGATCTCAAGCACAAGATCATGAACGAGCGCCCGCTCCTGGAACGCGCCCCGTTC